CAGCAGGTCGATTCCGAGGCTATCGTACGGTGGTGGTCCGTGGGCCAGGGTGGCTTACGCGCCTGACGGTGGACACGCCCTCTCTCGCATGAACTCAGGCGATTGTCAAGGGGCTGCCGCCGGGGTAAGCCCGGACTAGGCAGGTGCTCCGTTCATCGCCAGATACGCCTGCTGCTCTCGAACGAATTGCTCCAGCGGTTTGAGACTTCCATCCGGGTTCTTCGTAGACGGGGGGTTCAGCCGTGGCGGCGGTGCGGATTGACCCTGTGCACCAGCCCCGACCGTTCGTGAAGCCGCCGCCGCTTGAGTACGGGCAAGTTCGAGATTCCTCGACTCGGCTTGGGTCATCGCAGCCACGGCCGGTGAACCGGTCGCGGCAATGCGCTCTTGGTCAATCTGCTGGATGGTCTGGCCGGCGAAAAGGAGTCCTGCGCGGATACCGTAGGCATCAACGTACCCCGCCTCCTTCGCGTACTGCACGACACGCTGCCAGGTTGACTGGTCGCGGTTCAGGTCGCCCGAGTAGACCTGTGGGAACATTTGGTGGAGATCAGCATGAGCAAGAGCCATTTGCTGGCCGCGTTCGGCGTTCGACCGTTGCTGGTCCCGCTGCCGCTGCGCCTGCTGCTGCCGCTCGGTTTCCATGGCCTGGAATTTCTGTTCGAGGGTTTCGTACTTCGCAAGAATGGGGCGGACGCGTTCGGCAAAGAACGGGTCCTCGGCTTCGAGGTCAAACGTTGCTTGTTCGGCTGGCCGTCCGGCGGCTTCGGCTTCTTGCCGTGCCTGCTCGATGAGCGGCAGTCCCTTCTGCATCCGCTCGTACCCTTGGGCGACGTAGTTCCCGTAGGCATCGTTCTCGATCGCTGCTTTGATGAGCGGGAGGACCTGGTTGATCCGGCCATCCTCGACCATTTGCTTGAGGATCGGTTCGGCGTTCTTGAGCCAGGAAACCGATCGGTCGTAGGACGCTCGGCGCGGATACCCACGTTTGGCCGACGTGGCGTACTGCTTCGGAACCCGAATCGGGTACTTGAGGTCCAGGTCCGCGTCCTCGACTTCAAACTCTTCAAACTCGGCAAACGCATCGGCAACGGCTTGGGCTGCCTGCTCGGCGGCCTCAGAACCAGCTTCTTGCGCGGGTGGAGCAGGCTGAGCGACGCGTTCTTGGCCTTCAGCGAGAATCTGCTGGGCCGTCTTGACCGGAGTCCCCTCGGTTGTGGGGCCGGCTGCCTGGTCGGGAACGGCCACGGAGCCATCCGTGAAGCCTGGCAGTTCTGCCTGGGCCGATGGTACGATCGGCTGTCCCGTGTTGGGGTCGAGGGCGGCCGTACCTTTAGAAAAGACCGGGATATCGTTCGCAGCGGCGGCGGCTCCTGCATCGGGAGCGATCTGGCGGTCCGCGATCATCTGCGTAATGAGTTCATCGGCGTGCTGTCGGACGCTCGGCAGTTTCTTCTCTTCGGCCATTCTTTGCTTTCTTAGGGTACGGGAAAGCCCCGAGGGGTGTTAGCCCCCGAGGCTCGCCGGCGAAGTCAGCTTACTTCTTGCTGTGCTTCTTGGAGTGCTTCATGCCTTTACGGTGCTTCTTTTCTTTCTTGAAGCTGGCGATGTGGTGCGCCAGGCCTTTCTTGCCTGATTTACGCTTGCGAGCCATTGACTATCCCCCCTTTCCCTGCATCTAGCTTTCGTCGTCCGAATCGGACGGCTCCGCACTCGGCTGCGCATCCGCATCCGATGACGGCGAAGCACCGTCTGTGCGATCTGCCCCACTCGGGACCGGACCGGGTGCCGAAGCCCCGGATGTTCCGGACACGTAGTGAGAGAGAAGTTCCGTCATGGTATTGAGCACCGACTGCATGACGGCAACGACAGCAGGTGTCTTTTGAAAGTCGGTAGACCGCAGCGCGACCTTGATCGCTCGGGAAGCGAGGTCAACGCTTTGCCACCCCGGACCCATACTGGGACTGAGGTCGGAGGCCATACCGGCAAAAGGTGAAGCTGGACCAAGCCCACCCGCGGGAGGCGGGGTTAGGGGCGGTGCCCCCATGGGAGGCGGCGGAGCGCCTGGAGGAGGCATGGGCGGTGCGCCACCAGGGGGAGCACCCATTGGCGGCCTAGGAGGCGGTGGAACACCTGCCCCTGGCCCGAGTGCGCCTGGCTGAATACCTGCCACTTAGAGCTTCCTCACGGCTTGGCCCAGCACCGGACGTCTATCGCACATTCCGGTGCTGGGTGCAAGACTACGAGGATGCCGGCGGAGTAGCAGGCGGGTTGGCGGCGGCAACCGCAGCAACGTCGTCGGCGGTGACGGTCGTGACGATCGAATCGTCAGCTTGCAGGGCCGCGAGATCAGCGACGGTGTTGACGCCCGCCGCGGCGGCGAGCTTCTGAACGAGCGCGACAAGCGCGTCGTTTTGCGTTTTCATGGCGGCGAGATCGGTGCCGACTTGGCCGATCTCTCCGGCGAGCGGGTCAGTCGATGACATGATGCGGTCTACTTTCCGTTCGATGCGAGTGAGAATGTGAAAGAGGTTGAACCGATCGAACCAGGGCACGGCACCCGTATTCCCAGTTCAGCCTCCGAGGGCCTTGGCTTCTGCCACAGCAGCAGCGGTAATCATCGCGACCACCTTGGCAGGCGGGTAAGCCGCAATCTCAGCGTTGACTTCGGTTTCGACGCTACCCTTTGCAGCGGCGATGACAACACCGAGAATGCCGGTGCCTTTGGCATTGTTGATTGCATTGTCCACGATGGTCTGAACTTGGACTTCGCCCGCCTCGACGGCACTCGTTAGTGCGGCTTGAGCGGACGGTGATTGGAGCGCGGCCACGAGTGCGTCCGCGATTTCGCCTGGAATGGAGGCCATTACGTTCCTACTTTCGGAGCGGGTGCAGTGGAGAGTTCATCGGAAGTGAGCGGTGTCGTTGCGGTTGCTGGAGCAGTGACAGAGACTTGTCCGGCGGGAGGACTCGGATTCTTGAGCGTGTTGACGATGAGGGTGGCGACGAGAACGACGGAACCTACTTGCTGAGTGATCGTCCCGATGATCGGGTCCGGTACTCCCCAGGGGGCAAGTATCAGCTTCAACGTCGGCCCGGTCAAGAGCAGTCCGCCAGCTGCTATGTAACTGAGAATCTTCAATAGGTCGAACCGGGTCACTCTTTCGCCTCGTAGTGAATCAAGATCAGCGCCGATACGACGAGGGCAAAAACGATGACGCAGGCGAGTCCGCTCCAATCCCAAGCGCTCATATCGGATGCAACTCCGCCGCGACTTTCGCTCGGATATCCGGGAGCATCGCGTACAGAACGGACCCACAACACGCCGTAGCGTAGTCGCCTTCGTCGTTCGGATAGAACAACGGCGCGATATCCCGATGCGCGATCGTCCGTTCGATGCTGGGAAACTGCCGGTGAGCGAAAACGCACAGTTCGAGCAGTTGGTCGAGCGCCGCATCGGTCGGGGGGCCGTTGTACTCCGGCGTCCCCTCTTGAAACGCACCGATGATGCAGACCGCCACGGACTGCTCGTTCCGTCCGTAGGAAGCCGCGCTCTCCACGAGCGCCGGGCGACCCGTATAGATGGTCCCGTCCGGCCCGATCAGCCAGGTGTACGGCATGTAGATGTCGCCGCCGTTGCGCTCGAAGGCGTCGATCTCCAACGGCGTCTGCGACTGCGGCCCGTCCGAGTGGTGAACGATGAAGTCCGTGATCGCGGAAGCCTCTCGGGGCGTGAAGGCTCCCGTTGCAGGCGGGTAGGCTGGGTCTACAAAGGGGTTCATGCTATCTCCAAACGTGACCGATCACGCCACCGACTGCTGCGGCTGCCGCCACCATCGCGTAAACCTCAGCGCGGGTCACGTAGGTGCCCTGCTGGTCCTTGAGCGTTTGTCGAAACTCGTTCATCCCGTCGAGTCGTTTGTCGCTCGCCGCAAGCGCCGCGGTCACAGCACGGTCGCGCTCTCCAAAGAGAGCGTCGATGTACTCCTTGAGCGAGACGGACTCGTCGGCCATGCATCAGCAGCAGTGGCTTAATAGCGGGATGGCGTGCTGAACGATAATCAGGAATCCGATGAGTCCGATAATCGCAAGCGCGATCTGCTTCGCTTGTGCAGGCAACGGTAGCATGTTCAAGACGATGTAGACGATGTAGAGAACGACAAACAGAACAACGAGAAAAACTAAGAACCAAATGGCTTCGGAGATCATCGGCAACTCCTATCGCCGCGGTGCGGCATACGTAGTGTTAGGCGAATTTATGGCGTTCGCGGCGAGTTGGAATCCAAAGAAAAGAACGGCTGCAAGGAAAGCGCCGACCACGAGTTTCCACCACTCGAACCGATGCTCGGTTGAGAGGTCGATGCGTTCTTTGATGTCCTTGACGTCTTGCTTAGTTGCTAAGGTTTCCATGCGAGCCTTTATCTCTCGGTGACTTTCTTCGAGTTGAAGCAAGCGGTAGCCGAAAAGAGCGGGTTCGATGGCCCGCACAACCTCCTTCTCGAAGTCGCTCAAGACCGCCACGCGTCCTGGCGTACCCGGATTTCATGCTGTTCCACGGGTTCCTAAGAGAAGGAGTGCCTGCTGTAGGTCCGGCTCCGTCAGCCGTTGAGCACGCAAATCGCGTAAGGTAGCCACATCGTACTCTATCGCATCCGGCAAGAAAAAGCGCAAGGCCACCCGGTTTCGGTCCCCCATCCGCTCGATCACGAGCATAGACGATTCCGCCCCAAGGCAGCCCTCCACCCACTTCCGTAACTCCGCCACGACCATCATGGTGACGGTGTTTCGCCCCTGAACGCGGTGGCAGGGTTGGTTGGAACCCCACCCGATCTGGACGTTCACCCAGCCACTCCAGCGCCTTGCTTCTTACTGCGCTTGCTCCCGGGCTTCTTCGGCTTCTGCGCTCCACCCGGCTGCGGCAAGCCCGCGAGCTTCCACCTTTGAGCCGGGTCCTTCATCAACAATTCAACACGCCGCATCAGTCCCGTGGCCGATGTAATCGACCCTAGTTCTTCTAAGAGGTCATAGATCGTTTCCAGGTCGATCGGGACGTTTGCATTCTTCAGATTCAGAAGTGTCTGCAACCGTGCGCTAGGCCCCGACGGCTGCCTACTCCCGGCCTTCGCTTCTACGATAAACGGGTCGGTAAGGTAGGCACCGAGCATCGGGGTGGGTTCGGGAACGCCGGCATCGTTCTTGATCTGGACGATGACGGGTGACGTGTAGAACCGCGCCATCAGTTCGAGGTACTGTTCGCCTAGCGTTTTCATGCACCGCGAGAGACTCGCTAAGGCATCGCGGAATCGGACGCCTGACGCTTCTTGAGCAAGCGTCGTGGTCTCGGTGGAGACCTGCTGTTTGGGCGGCATTTTGCCGAGCATGATATCCGACAGCCCCGACAACTCTTTGATCTGCTCGACCAAAAACTTGATGTGGGCCATGATGTAGTTCGGCAACTCGGGACCCGGCTCGCGTTTACCGTACCGCAAGCTCGTCATGTCCTCGCGCTGAATCGCACCGGGAGCATTGGTGATATCGTCGTTCGATATCTCCGCTCCGATGGGAATACGCCAGATCGCGTTGCCAGTCAGGTTTGCAGTATCGTAGACCAGCGACACAAACCGGACGAGTTGCTCGTACACGTCGCCGATGAGGTCCACGTCGGAGGGTCCGTATTGCCCACCGCCAGGATCGCTGTTCGCGAAGATTTCCGCAAACGGCATATAGCCGAGAGGGTTCATCCGGTCATCGGCTTCTAAGTCCTCGTCTACAATCGTGACGAGACGGCCTTGAGGATAGAGCGGATATCGAACCGAGTGCGTGACGGCTTGCAAAGCAGGTTGGTCGGAAAGGATGCGGATGCCGCCGCTATCCATCGCGGAGTACATCGCCGCAACCAACGACTCGGGCAGTTCGTAGATGACGTTTCCTTCGGTCCACACGCGGCGTAAGGGTTCCGAATCGTACAAGTCTATCGTCTCGTACATTTTCGGTTCGGTCGCCGGTTCACCCGAGGTTAAGAACTGCACCTCGTCAACGTCAATCGTCTTATGCGGGCGGGTCCAAAATTCACGAACCAAGATGCCCGAAGAACCCGCTGCGGATTCAGGCGGGTTGGGCGAAGCGGCGTAGGCTGGTGTGGTATACGTGGGTCCATTCGCCAACACATCAGCCATGGAATACGAGGCGGGAGGAGCCAAAACGCTTTGGTTCTCACCGTCATTCTCGTCTCGGGGCTGATCGTACTTGCGTGCCATCTGGTTCCGCAAACCGTCAAAACGAGCGCACAAAGAACCATAGCTTTCGCGATACTCATAAAAGATGATCTCCGCATCGTCCACGCATGTCGCATTGCGATCGAGGTAGACCTGCTCGCCGTTGACGACGGTTAACCGCGCTCTCCCTCGTCCGCCCGATGCTAATGAATCAAAGGTAAGGCGAAGGTACGCTTTCTTCTGCACGCGAGAGACGAGTACGGCGTCGTGGACCTTTTGGTCGCCGTTAATCTCGTCCCACATTTGATTCCATGCCGCCGTCGCAATGTCGGCACGTTTCTGCTTCGTTCGGTCGATCGCCGTATATGAAACGGTCGGCTTCGCGTCACAAAGAATCGCCGTCCATGTAAGGGGTACGGTCGCGCAATAATTGAGTGCAGTACCGATTTTCCACTTCGGCCGGTTGCGCCACCACGGCGTTGAACCGCGCGCCATGTTCGTAGCGCGGCGCATTTCTTCGGTGACTTGTTGACGCTCTCGTTTCAGGGTTCCGACAACGCGTTTGGACCACGAGACCATCGGATTCTCGGGACCACTGCGCGTTTGCTGTGGAGGCGATGGCTCGTCAGGCGAGCCGCCTAACCATTTTCCGGCGGCACCGCCTGGACCGAGTTCGGTAAAGTCACCGCCGAACACACTCACTGAACGGACTCGTTATGCGTCGAAATATAGCGTAGCGTAAACCGTCCGTCCGTCGTCGCTTCTAAAGCGTAGGTATCTTTGGTTATCTCGCCCGTCGATAATCGGACAGCATCGAAGCTGAACGTGGTGCATGGAACGATGCGTAAGTGCAGTCCATCATGGGGACCGCCGATGCATTCGAGTTCCATGACCGAGAGCATTAGCAGTGACTCTTGCGGTCGTAACGGGGATTCGCAATGAGTCTCCGCATGGGCAACACGTCGCCAGCTACACGTTCGAGGTTCGCTTTGATATTACGGACTGGGCGGGATTCCATTTCCGCTTGCGCTGCGAGCCGCTGCTTGACGAAGCCTTTGTCCCAATGGACCATGTTCTTGGTCTTGGCTTCGTACTCTCGGCGACCGCCCGTTATCCGCGTTCCCCCGGTGAGTTTCTTGCCGTCGATCTCGATTATGTCGTTACCGGGGATCGTCTCGTAGTAGTCGTTGAGGAATTCGTCCGAGGCTTGAATCTGTGCGCTCTGGAGGACTTCGACAAACTCTTCGGCGGAGAGAGGCTGCTTGACCCGACTGGACTGGCTCTGCCGCTGCGTAACCTGCCAGCCGATCTGCGTCTGCGCTGTCAGGATGATCGTGGCGATATCCGTTGAGTCCGTAGTCGCGTAGATGGGCGTCCAGCGTTCCTCTACAAACGCGGAGACTTGCCGCACCCGGTCTCTTGGCACATCAACGGCCTCGGAGGCCGAGATGAACCGGGACGGTGCAAGAGCCTGCTCGACGTGGGCCGGAGCGGCAAGACGGACGCGCTCGGTGTGCGGAGCCGTGATCGGCAGACCAGCGCGCTCCTTGAAAACCTCAGACGGAGAGACCACGTTGCCTAGCGGCCCACGCGGGTCCAGCACCTTCTTCAGCGTACCGAGGAGGCCCACGCCCGGGAGATTACGGCTCCAGCAGGAAACCCTCCTTCGTCGTGAAGGCCATCTTCGACGCTACCGAACGGATGAGCGTCACCGAGTTCCTACGCCACAAGTACGGCACCGACGAGTGCCCGACCGGCATGGAGAACATTTGGCGACTCGCTCTGACGCGTCACATGCACGAGTCGTTCCTGTTCTTCTGCTCGAACTTCGCCTATCTCTCGGACAAAAAAGATAAGCTCGTTACCCTCAAGCCGTTCGCCGGGCAAGCTATTCACACGCTGGCGATCGAGAGCCAACGTAAGGCGGGCCTCCCCGTCCGCATCTGTGAGTTGAAAGCCCGTCAAGTCGGATTCACGCTCATCAACATCGCTCGCGGACTTCACTACTGCCTCGATGAGAACCGGCGCGCGCTCATCCTGGTGGACGACGAGGACGTGGCTGCCGAGCAGGCCACCCGGCTTGCAACGATGCTCAACGGCCTTCCCGGCTGGCTTCAGCCGATGCGACGGATTCAGAACCTCAAGCACCTCGTCTTTGACAACCCCAACCCCAAGGACCGCTTAGCCAATCCCGGCCTGAACGCTGCGATGCAGATTACCGTCCCGTCGTCCTTCCGTGGTGCCCCGCCCGGCTTTGTCTGCGTCTCCGAGTACGCCCACATGGATGCCGACCGGCAGATGGCCGTCCAGGCCGGTATCATCTCGGCCATGGCGCTGTCGCCCGAGAAAATGCTCATTATCGACACGACACCCAACGGGAACGACGACTCGTACGAGCCGATGGTCCGTAAGGCGATCGAGATGAGTCCGAAGTGGACCCGCCGGATCGAGAACTGGAAAGGCGAAATCTCAGCCGAGGAAATCCTGGGCGGGGTGCTGGGCATCCCGGAGGCGGTGGAGCGCGGACGGCCAGGCATGGTGCCCTCGATGTGCCCCTGGCGCATCCACGAAGAATTCTCATGCAAGTCACCCGCCACGCCCCGCGGGGAGCTTCCGAAACTCAAGGCCGCCCTCCGGGAAGAAACCGTCCTCTCTCTTGGGAAGCTCAGTAAATACGGCGGAGAAGAAGAGAAGGACCTCGCCGAGCGATATGGCGTGTCGATCGACCGTCTCTTCTGGCGGCGCTGTAAGATCGACAGCTACGACGTTCCGACCGAAGAGATGGCCCTGCTCATGTTCCGGCAGGAGCATCTATCCACCGTCGATTCGGCCTTCATCGACTCGGGGACGGCTCCGTTTGATCGTGGGACCATGGATGCCATGGCACGCCAGGAACGCGAGCCGATCCACGTCGGCCTATTCGATGGTGAGGACCGCTTCGACCATCGCCACCCCGAACGACTCCAATGGCAAGAGATTCGCCTGTACGCTCCGCCCCAGAACGGCGAGAAGTACACGATGGGAGTTGATACGAATATCGCCTACGAATCTCCCGACTCGGACGCCTCCGTAGCTCAAGTCGTCCGTCACCGCGATAACAAGATCGTCGCCACGTACGAAGCCCGCGTCCCGGCGAACATTCTGCTGGAGCAACTGTACTATCTCTATCGCTGGTACTTCAACTGCTACTACGCGATTGAAACCGCAGGCATGGGCTACCAACTCGTGCGTTGGGCAATCGACAAGGGCATGAGCAACTGTCACTACTACAAACGGTACGACGCGGACTATCCGGAGCCGACGAAGTTCCCGGGCTGGGAAACGAAGTCGAATACCCGGCCGATGATGGACCAGACGTTCACCGCCTTGTTCTGCAATCGAAGCCGTGAGAGTGGCAAGGTCGAGCCGTTACTGAATATCCCGGATGCAAAGACACAACGGGAAATTCGCGGTCTGACCAGGACCCCCACCGGCTCATTCAAGTCCAGCCGTGGTCACGACGACCATTACGACGCGCTGTGCATCGCGCTCGTCATCGGCCAGGACCCGTATTCCGGGTTAGTGCGGCAGAAGGAAAAGGATGAAGAAGAGAAGCGGGTCGAGTTCGAGCGGGCGTTCTACGCGATCAACAATACGCAACTGAGCCGTAACAGGCCCGACCTCGCCAATATCTGAAGGTTACAATCGAAGTCCGAGAACAACCGCCCCGGCTACGTTGGATACATACGGCCTCTGAATCCCGGCTATGCCGAAATCGACTCGCGATGAGAGCGCGTATACGACGCCAAGACCCGGGCGCACTGTATCGTGGTTGCCTGAACGATACGCCGGCAAGAAGTTGGCAAGGGGCACGATCGCCCAGCGTTTGCCGAACCGTGGTCCGACTGCGACCCCGGTGTGATACGCGACGTTCTTCCACGACGTTTGCGAACCGTCCGTCGCACCGGGGACAACGGACGTGAGCAGCACATCGACAGAAAACGGGTTGGCGACAGCGGGTGAAGCGCATGAGGCGATGAGAACGAGGGTAGCGATAAGAGCTTTCATGTAGGCTTTCTTTAGTTTCCGAGTGAGTAGTTACGGCCTGGCGTGTCAAGGTGTTTGGAAGGCTTTACGTCCACGAACCATTCTTGTTCTTCCGCCGCAGCTTCAATGAGTTTCATCTCTTCTTCGATCGTCGGCGACGACTGATCGAGCCAGAAGAACGTCGGGTCCCACAGCTTCGGGATAATCTCCTTGAGAAAGGTCAGGGGGTCGCCATCGTAGACCTCAGCGTCGGGATAACGCTTAGCGATCTCGGCGGCGAAGTTCGTGTCGCGCTCTTGAACGTAGCCCGTTACCCTTAGTCGCGCGGCGGCTTCCATGCCGATGAGGCTATGCGCCGCATTGGTCTCAACGAAGTTTTTGATGCCCTTCGATGAGACAAGGTTAGCCAGGGGAATGAATTGCGCTGAGTCGAGCAACGTTGACATGACTCCTCATCCTTTCGATCTTCTGTTCGAGTGATAGTCCCGAGAAGGTGACGATCCAATCCGTTGCCCGGGCTTCGGATTCTTTATAACACACACCGACTTCGGGACCCGAACGGCAGTTACCGAATGTATCCCGGAACGGCGGTATGTTCATGAGGTCGGTCATGGCGTCTTGGTCCGAGATGCCCCCGAGTTCGATCTTGCCATGGCGAACGTGGTTCTCCGTTCGCGCTCGCTCGTAGGCAAAGCGTAAGTGCTTCTCCGTGAGGTCGTCGGTGCAGGCAATGAGGACCGACGAGTTCGGACCGTTCTCATCGTATGTCCAGAGAAAGCGCGGCGAGCGGCGATACGGTGGCGAGGCGGACTCCGCAAGCCGTCCCTCGATCGACACCTCCATGTTTACAAAGAGCGAGTCGATATCGAGGTACATGACGACTTGGAACAGTCCCCGAATATCGTGGTAGAGCTTGAACCGGCCTTCACCTTCTTCATTGTGGACGACGCCCTTCGCACCGGGCAGTTCGTCCTTGAACGCGCCTGGGTACGTCCGCAAAGCGTAGCCATGACGACGACAGTATTCGAGCCAGTTCGCTTCGGCTATCTCGGCGATCGAATCGTAGCGTTCGTTGTAGTAGCCGTAGACCGCGACCGAGAAGCCTCGCGCCGGCAAGTCGTCATTGAACCCCCAGAGGTTCTTACGCACGATCCCTTCGACTGTGATGAACCAATCGCCACGGGGCCGAGACTTGATCCACGCTTCACGTTGTTCTTGATTCATGCGTCGTCGTTCTTCCAGATGGTATCGAATCGGGCGTCGTGGTACGGAAAGCGTTTGTCATCGCACTTGTGGGTGTGAATCGGCGGGAACGGGGAGTCTCCAATCGCCATCATCAGACAGCGCGCTTCTTGTCGGTCTACGTTCGGATTCTTCTCTAGCCACTTGTCAAAGACGACGGCACGCTGAAGACAGCGCCCGCGGATACGCTTGACCTCAGATGCCAGCGAGACAATCTCTCCGCGAGTTAACGCCATGCAAAGAAGTTCCCAATGTCCGGGCCGCTGTCTTTGAACTTCGTATGTGTGAACCCTTGGCTTAGAAGAAAAGCCTCCAGGGCTTCCGGCGTTCGGTTCGGGATGCCCTCAGCAGCGGGACAGGGAGCGCAGTGGTACTCGCCCGCAATCTCCTGCACTTTGTGCAGTTGCTTTGAGGTAAGGAGAATCGGCCACTCCGACCCTTCGCAGTCGATCTTCAGGTACCGTACGGACTTGAGCGGTCCAAGAATATCATCGAAGTGGATGCTCTCAACTTTCTGACCGACACCGCTG